AGTCGGGCGCACAGATCGTGGCGGTGTTTAAAGTCAACTCGATGTTTGGCACACGTATCCTGCACCGGGCCTACGCCAAGGACGGCAGGGACAAAACAAACGACGGGTTGGACGTGGGGCTGTTTACACAAAACGCAGCCAACAATGCTGATGTAGTCAAGCTGATGGCAAGCGAAATTCCTTGCGGCGAATACAAGTCAGCACAGTCCGAAATGGGCCTGTGGTACATCGCCAAGGGCGTTACCTATACGTGCCGTATCAGTGTTCCACCTGAACCGGGTAGGTTCGTTGGGCAGATCACCGTTGGCTGGGCTACCCAGCCTGAAGATATGGACAGCACCCGCGCCATGCTTCAAATCGCAGCAACCATGCTTTCAAGGAGTAAACAGTAATGGATTGGCTTAAACAAATTGCACCCACGATCGCCACGGCGCTTGGCGGACCGTTGGCAGGGATGGCAGTCTCGGCTATATCAAAAGCTGTTGGCGTTGACCCTGACCAAGTGCAGGACATGATCTCCAACAACAAGCTGACGGCAGAGCAAATTGCTCAGGTCAAGGTTGCGGAAATTGAGCTTCAAAAACAAGCGCAGGAGCTTGGTCTTAACTTTGCCAAGCTGGAAGTGGAAGACCGAAAATCGGCGCGTGAGATGCAGGCTACGACCCGCTCTATCGTGCCACCAGCGCTTGCTGCAATCATCACGGTTGGGTTCTTTGGCATTCTTGCCATGATGATGTTCGGCAAGGTTGACGGCAACAACCCCACCATCCTGATGATGCTCGGCAGTTTGTCAACGGCTTGGACCGGCATCATCGCCTACTATTTTGGTTCGTCTGCTGGCTCCCAGGCAAAGACGGAAATGCTGTCTAAGGCGCCGGCAATCAAATGATGAGCCTCGCCAACACACTCACAAAGCTCAAGATCAGCGTTGACTGGGTGGAGCCCTTAGAAGAGGTTTTCCACCGTTACGAGATCAACACCCCCCTGCGGCAGGCTGCGTTCATCGGGCAGTGCGCCCATGAAAGTGCGAATTTCAAGACGCTGGAGGAGAACCTGAACTACAGCGCAGAGGGCCTGATGAAGACCTGGCCGAGCAGGTTCCCGACGCTGGAGGCCGCGCAGCCCTATCACCGAAACCCCGAGAAGATCGCCAACCGCGTCTATGGCGGCAGGATGGGTAACGGCACAGAAGAGACCGGGGACGGTTGGCTGTACCACGGCAGAGGTCTGATCCAGTTGACCGGAAAGGACAACTATATGCTGGCCTCGGATGCTCTGCGTGAAGACTTCATCCATTCCCCAGACCTGATTCTGGCCCCGCGCTGGGCCGCAATGACCGCCGGGTGGTATTGGAACAAGCGCAGCCTGAACAAGGAGGCCGACGCCAAGGACTACACCGCGATGACAAAAAAAATCAATGGTGGGACAATTGGACTAGACGACCGGATCAAGCACATCACGCACGCGCATGAAGCGATGACATGACAGACCTGTATCAGCAAATTCAAGTGCCTGCGCCGCCCGATATCGGGTCGGCGCCGCAAGGCTATGAGCGTGCGTTTATTGATCAGAGCAACGGCGCCATGCGCACGTTCTTCATCAAGTTTGTTAATTCAATTGCCGCGCTTTTCGGACCTCGCGGCGGCAAATATATTAATGCGCCTTACGGCGCGTTCCAGGATTCGACAGATCAAGTCGCGGCCAATACGACGACGGCGTACCCAGTCACGTTTAACACAACTGATTTTTCCAATGGGGTCACGTTAAGCGACACATCGCGTTTTAATGTCTCGCAGGCAGGACTTTACAATTTACAGTTTTCGGTCCAGCTAAAAAACACGACCAACGATGGACAGGATCTGGACATCTGGTTTCGTAAAAACGGGACCAACATCAGCAACTCAAACAGCCGATTTCATTTGCCGGCAAGGAAAAGTGGAGGCGATCCAAGTCATTTGATCGCTGCATTGAATTTCTTTGTTGACCTGTCTAGCGGCGACTACGTCCAAATTTTTTGGCGCACTTCTGATGTTGGCGTTAGTTTGGAGCATTTCGCCACCAGCTCATCGCCTGACCGGCCGGCAATACCATCAGCAATTGCTACACTTTGTTTTGTCTCTAACAGATCGGCCTGACCATGCCCTATATCAAGCTGCAGATCCCGCCAGGCGTCTACCGTAACGGCACGGAATACCAGTCGGCCGGCCGTTACTTTGACGCCTCCCTCGTTCGCTGGTTTGAGAACACCATGCGCCCGGTGGGCGGGTGGCGCAAGCGTTCCGAGTCCCAGATGACTGGCGCCTGCCGCGGCTTTTTGAACTGGCGCGACAACAGCGGAAACCGCTGGATCGCTGCTGGTACGCACTCGAAGCTCTACGCGATGAACGATGCGGGAACTCTTAAAGATATCACCCCGACAGGGTTCACGGCTGGGTCTGCCGACGGCGTGAACAAAGTTGGCTATGGTTACGGACCTTATGGTTCTTACGCCTACGGCGTTGCACGCCCCGATACCGGCAGCTTCACAGCCGCCACCACCTGGAGCCTAGACACTTGGGGCGAGTACCTAGTGGGCTGCTCGACTTCTGACGGCAAGCTCTATGAGTGGCAGCTGGGCTTTTCCACGCCTACGCTGGCCGCTGCGATCGTGAACGCGCCAGTCAACAACGAGGCGGTACTGACCACCTCGGAGAGGTTCGTGTTCGCCCTGGGCGCGGGTGGGAATACCCGTAAGGTGGCCTGGTGTGACCAGGAAGACAATACGGTGTGGACGCCGGCGGCTGATAACCAGGCTGGCGATTTCGAGCTGACTACCGTCGGCGATATCAAATGCGGCAAGCGTGTGCGAGGCTTGTCAATCATCTTCACGGACGTGGATGTACATACGGCGACGTATGTGGGTTTACCCTATGTGTACAGCTTTGAGAAGGTCGGCTCGGCCTGCGGAGTAATTTCTTCTCAATCCGTGGCGGCTATTGAGACGGCGGCCATCTGGATGTCGCGTTCTGGCTTCTGGACATATGACGGATACGTCAAGCCTTTGCCGTGCGACGTGTCAGATTTTGTCTTCCAGGATATTAATTATTCGCAGGCCAGCAAAATCTACGCTGTCAACAATAGCAAATACGGCGAGATCTGGTGGTTCTATCCGTCGTCCTCCTCAACGGAAAATGATTCTTATGTTGTATATAACTACCGAGAGAATCATTGGGCGATCGGCGACCTGGCGCGTACCGCCGGCACTGACCGCGGTGTGTTTGCAAACCCGCTGATGGTGTCTTCTGACGGATACATCTATGAGCACGAGGTTGGCTACGCCTACGACTCGGCGGTGCCATTTGCCGAGTCCGGTCCCATTGAGCTGGGCAATGGCGATCAGACGATGAGCGTGCGCCAATTGGTACCGGACGAGCAGACGCTGGGCGAGGTGCAGGTCTCATTTAAGGTGCGCCAGTACCCGATGTCCACCGAGACGACTTTCGGCCCCTATACCGCATCGCAGCCCACCGATGTGCGCTTTTCTGGCCGCCAGGTCAAGGTGCGCTACACCGGGGCGGTGCTGGACGATTGGCGTGTCGGCGTGCCTCGGATGGAGGCGGTGGCAGCGGGTGGCCGTTAATGGATGAGCAAGAGTTTCAAAGATGCGCGCAATACCTGGAGGCGGCGTTAGAATACTCTGGAGGGACACACGGAATTGAAGACATTGCGACGGGTGTGCGGGAGGGGAAATATCAACTCTGGCCTGCACCGAACGCCGCAGCAATTACCGAGATCATTGTCTATCCGCGACTGAAAGAGCTTCATTGCTTCTTGGCCGGCGGCGACCTCGATGAACTCAAAGTCATGCGACCATTTGTCGAGGCTTGGGGCAAGCGTCATGGTTGCAGCAGGTCGACGTTCTCGGGCCGAAGAGGCTGGCAGCGCACCTTTATGAAAGATGAGGGCTATGAACCACGATGGTTCATAGTAAGCAAGGAGCTTTGAAGTGGCAACACGACTACCGTACTACACCGGCACAGACGACGTTTACTCGCTGCTGATGGAGCAGTATGCGCAAGAACAGCCGTATTACAGCGCAGGCTACGGTGAAGGCTTTACGGGTGGATACGATACTGGCCTGTATGGACGTCAAGCGCCTGCCGTGGTGCCTGATGGTTCTGGGTTGCTTTATGGTGATGGCGGCGGCGGTGGCTTTACTGGCGGACCTGACCCTGACGCTCCGAACCCAAACGCAACACCTGGCGGCTTTAGTTTCGGTGGTCTTATTGGTGGCGGAAGTACCCCTGCATCAACCACCCCGCCTGGTTCGGGGAGTACTGGCCTCGGTGGATTCACAATGACTCCAGCGGGCGTTGTAACGCCTAACACTATAAACGTGCCGGGCGCGACTGCTTTGGGGCTTGTAACAGGGTTTCCTTTCGGTTTAGTTGCTCAAGCCTTCAATAAGAACGCTGAATCAAAAGCCGCGGCCCAAGCCCAAGCATTGAACGATTCATTATTTGAACCGTCGGGAATTATTGGGAATTTGGCTACTGGCGGACCATCTGGTTCAGGCGCCGCCGCAGGAGTGGCAGCCGCGGCCGCAGCCGCAGCCGCAACGGCAGCCGGTGCATCTCCAGCAGCAGCTGGAGCGGCTGGGCAAGCCGCAGCAAATTCTGTTGTCGCTGGCTTTAGTCCATCAGAAGCCGCGCAAGCTGGTCAAGCCGCTGCCAACGCCGTCACTGGTGGTGAAGTGGCTGACAGCGTTGGCATGAGTGGATTTGGCACAACCGGAAACGTCGGGACTCCTGCAGGCGCAGCTGCCGCCGCTGCTGCCGCTGCTGCTGCAGCCGCTGCGGAGCAGGCTGAAACCAATAACGACATTGCTGGCCTCATAGGAGGCGGCGATCCAGGTGATGTTGGCGGCGATAACGGACCTGGAGCAGACCCCAGCATGGAATCTTCTGGGTTGGCTCCAGCTGACGGCGGTGGTGGTGGCGGTGGCGCAAAAATCATCTGCACCAAGCTGCACGAACTAGGCAAGATGCCGACCGAAATCTACGAGGCGGACCAAGCCTTTGGCGCGTTGCTAATTGAAGAAAACCCCGAGACCTATTACGGATATGTCCGGTGGGCGCAGCACGTCGTGCGTTGGATGAGCCGCGACGATCTGTTTGGCAAGTTCGTTGTCTTCGCGGCGTACACAATCGCTACGCCCTGGTCCATCGCAATGGCCGAGGAGATGGGCCTTAAAGTAAAGAGCAATTGTTTCGGCAGGTTCCTGCTCAAACGCGGGTTGCAGTTTTGCCAAATGATCGGCAAGAATCAAGATCAGAGGAGTATTCAGAATGTCTAGAAGCAGCGGCGGCACGCAAAACCAGACCACCAGCATCGATCCGGAACTCAAAGGCGCGTACCTGCAAAACCTGCAGCAGGCGCGTAATGTTGCAGCAGCGTTGCCCGAGCGCCAGTTCGCCGGGTTCAACCCGTTGTACCAGGCCGGCGAGCAGCAACTGACGAACCTCGGTCTCACGCCATTCACGGGTGAAGAGATCAGCGCGTTCCAAAATCCTTATGAGCAGCAGGTGGTGCAGAACACGCTGCAGGACATTGAGGACCAGCGGCGCATGGGGCAGATCGCAGAGTCGCAGCGCGCTACGGCTGCTCGCGCCTTTGGCGGCTCCCGTCAGGGCGTGCAACGGTCGCTGACAGATGCAGCCGCGCTGCGCCAAGCGGCCACGACAGCCGCCAACTTGCGTCAACAAGGCTACGGCCAAGCGGCGCAGCTTGCGCAGACTGCTCGCGGCATTGGCCGCCAGGGCGCGATGGACGTGATGGGTCTGGGCGGTGCGCGTCAGGCATTCACGCAGCAGCAGCTCGATGCAATTCGCGGCCTGGGCCTCGAGCGCCTTGGCGTTGCGCAGTCTGGTCTTAGCCTGCAACTGCCGAACCTTGGCATGACCCAGAGCACGCCGCTGTATCAGAACCGTGCCGCTGGCGCGCTTGGCGGAGCCTTGGGCGGTGCGGCGCTTGGCAGCCAGGTCTCTGGTCTTGGCACTGGTGGCGGCGCTGCATTGGGCGCCCTGTTGGGTCTGCTGTAAGGAAAAAACATGGCAACACCTTTCGATTTTGGCGGACTGCTTGGCGGCACCTTCGGCGGCGGCTTGTCTGGCCTCGAGGATCTGCTGACGCCGGAACAGCGCGCTGCGATTCAGCGGCAGTCTGGCCTCTCGGCCGCTGCAGCACTGCTCCAGGCCGCGGGGCCATCCACGACGCGCACGAGCCTTGGGCAGGCACTTGGCTCGGCCTTTACGGCTGGGCAGGCTGGGATGCAAAAGGGCACCGAGTCTGCGCTGACGCAGATGCTGGCGCGAGAAAAACTTGATGAGGCAAAACGCGCAAAAACAGCTCGAGAAGAAATGAAGAAGGCTCTTCCTGGAGTTTTCCAAGTTACGACGACGCCTGAGCAGCAAACCATTTACGGGCAGCCTGCCATTGGTGTTAGAGACGAAGCTACTGGAGATCTTTACCCTGGCGCTGAAGTTAAACCGGCGACCCGCCAGATCGCAATTGATCCTGGGCGGCTTCAAGCGCTTGCATTGCTGTCTCAGAACCCGTTAGAAAGCCTGTCGCAAATTGCTAAGTTAGTGCCCGACTTGCGCCGAGCAGGATTCACAACTCCAGCAGCTGGCGCGGCAACAGACAATCCATTCTCTGTGTTTTCTGCAGACCCAACCATTTCTGAGCCTGTTCGCAATATTGCAAAACAGTACGAGCGCAGCTTTATTGCTGGAACGCTTGATCCTGACAAAGTTGATGACCGCGTGAAGACTCTTGGCGAGTTGGTGCAACGCTCTCAAAGTTCGGCGCAAGTGCAAGCTGGCATAGAAGAACAGCGTCGTGTTATGAATCAATTGAAAGAACAAGGGCTGATAAATCAACAACAGCATCAAGAGTCAATGCGCAGGCTTGCAGAGCAAGGGCAAGCAATACAAAAGCAAAACCAATCATTACAAGCGCAAACGCTTGAAATTCGACGTGACGCTGAAGCCAACAAGCCTGAGCAGTTCTCTTACGGGCAAAAGAAAGAATTTGACGTTGTTCAAAAGACTGCTGCGGAAGCTAGGAGTGCGCAAGACTCTGCGGATATTGCGGAGAAGGCTGCTGCAATTATTCCAAGAGCGTATGGAAGTAAGGCCGAAGCTGCTGTCAAGGGAATTTCAAGTGCGATTATTCCTGGCTTTACTGCCGATGCTAAAAAAGCAAATGATGATTTAGCGACCTTGGCAACAAACCTTACTTTAAAAGCGCCTAGATTTAGCGGACCCACCTCTAACTATGACGCGCAGCAATATGCGAAAGCTGTTGGAGATCTTGCGAATCCGTCAGTTTCTCAAGATTCAAAACTTAAAGCAATTCAAGACATCAAAGATATTGCTGCAAGGCAAGCCGACTACGCACGTCAGCAAGAGAATTACTTTTACTCTAACAACAAAAGCCTTCGCGGATTCAAGTTTGTGCCAAATCCTTTCGGACAATAAACTATGGCAGATAAAAAACCTACAGCCAAAGATGTCGCGCTGCTGCGTGAGCGTCCCGATCTTGCCGCGAAGTTTGATGAGGTTTACGGCGCGGGAACCGCGGCAAGAATTCTTTCGATACAGCCTCCACAGGCAGCCTTGCCTGCGGCCTCGCGTGCGGCCTCGCCTGCGGCGTCTGCGCCTCAAGGAAGCTATACAGGCGCAGCCATTCGCGGCTTGACGCCCGTCATGGTTGGCGCGGGCCTCGGTGCTCCCCTTGGCCCTGTCGGTATGCTCGCCGGCAGTCTTGCAGTGCCTGCTGCCGATGCTCTTACGGCGTTGACCAATGTTGCTTTGGCTGGCGCTGAAAAGATGACGAGCCGCCAGATGCCCCGCGTGACGCCACCATCGCAAGGAATTCAAAACCTGCTGACACAGCTAGGGGTACCGCAGGCGCAGACCACCGGCCAAAAGATGCTTGAATCTGGCGTTGGCGCCTTGGGTGGTACTGCCGCAACGCTGCCAGGTTTGGCGCGTATGGCGCAGACAGCCTTGACTCCCGCCAGCCGCGCTATCGCCGAGCAGCTGGCCGCACGCCCTGGGGCGCAGATGGCCGTTTCCGTTCCCGCTGGCGCTGCTGGGCGTGCGGCCGCGGAGGCGGCGCAAGGTCTTGGCCCTGTCGGGCAGACCGCAGCCTCGATGCTTGCCTCGACTGTCGTCGGCGGCGCAGGCATGGCGCAGCCTCGAGGCGCTCCTGCGCCCAGTGCGGCGCCGGGTGCTGCGGCACCTGGTGCTGGCGGCAGAGCGCAGCAACGCGCTGCCGATATTGCTCAAAAGGCGCGAGAACTTGGGTTTATTGGTGAAACCGCGCTAACCCCTGCGCAAGCCGGAACCGGGAAGATGGCGCAATTGTTTGAGGCGACAGCTTCAACGCTACCGATGTCTGCAGGTCAATTCCAAAAACGCTACGGCGCACAAGCAGACTATGCTGAAGACATCATTCGTCGTATTGCCGATCAGTTTGGTGGGATGCCTGCGGCACCTGATGCTGCGTTTTCTTCTGGTGCTAGCGCCGTTAAGAGCGCTGCGCGCCGCAATGTTGACACTGTTGGATCGCAGATCCGTCAGGTTGCATCGCAATCAGACATTGATCTGAATCAGGTGCCGAATTTTCGTGAATCAATTGAAAAAGCGCGTCAATTGCTTTCTTCAATTCCTCCGGCATTGCGTAAAGATCCGTTGTTTGAGAGCTTTGAACAGTTTTACTTTGGCAAACCCAATGCCGAACTTAAAACGATGGTGGATAGTGCGTTGCAACAGACAGGCATTTCGCCGACTAATCCGAACTACCGGACGATGGAGGCAACCTTCAGGAAACAATTAGTTGATAGTGGCATCCCTGAATTTGAGTTTTTGGGACACCAACAAAAAGGCTACATTGCCGGTTCTGATTATCAAGATCAACGCGCTCTATTTGGAGATCTGGCTTTTGCCAACAAAGGAACAAAAGTCGGCGAGGCTTTCCGATCGTTGCGCGATGCGCTAGACAACGCCCGTGATGAGACGTTCAAGCAGGCAGGACTTGATGACCAGGTCACTAAGCTGGCTCAATTGCGTGCCTCTTATGGTGCCGCCAAAGATCTGAACAAGAAGATCGAATCTGCCAGCGACAAGACGGCGATCAACTACATCACGAACAACCAAGACGGGTTCGCGGACAAGGTGATCCCGCTGTTGAAAC